GAGCATGCCGCCCAGGGTCAGCAGCAACTTGAAGTCTACATCCATTTGCGCCTAGCCCATTCCACGATGCGGATTGATGTCCATATGATGGAAAGGCCAGCGGCGACGGCAGGCAATATCTCCACCAGACTGCCGATCACGACAGCCATGGAGAGCAGGTCGCCTGCGCTTTTTGCCGCTTCGTCGTTCATCAGATGCGCGATGGCCAGATGTCGTAGCCGTTCAGCAGGATCGTTGCCGAGCCGGAAGTGTAATCGCCGGTCTTGATGCCCGCCCGGTAATAGTTCTTTATCGGGTCATAGCCGACGCCTTCAAAAGGCGCGCTGAAGGCGTTGACGTCGCGCCAAGTGGTGCCGTCAGTTGAGCGCTGAACTGTCACCGTTCCGGCGAACGTCCCTGAAATAGACAAGTTGAAGTCACCGATGATGTGGATTGCATCGGTGAACGTATCTTCCGCCGAAATAATCTTTGTGGTTGCTGGCATGATGGCCTCCTTACGAAATGATGGCGTCCCGAAAGACAGAGCCGATGATGGACTGATAGCCAGCCGCGCTGGATACCACTTGCAGCCCCGAGTTGGGGACGCGCTCGTCATAATACTCAATCGCCTCGATGTGACCATTGAGATAGTTCGTGCCGTCGCTGCCAAGCCGCGCCTGCGTGACGGTTGGGATTGTCGCCACTCCATCAAGCACAGGCGTGCCGCTGTTCAAGCTGGCCGCGCACGAGTTCTCTGCCCATGCGCCCGCCAACCGATAGCTGGTGTTTGCCGCGATGGTGCCAGCGTCGATCTGCGCCTGATCCACGCCGCCTGTTCTGACGTATAGTTCAGGGTTTGCAGCATTTCCGCGCAGAGCAATGATGTTGTTCGCCGTGGCGTCGTCAAATTGGATCAAAGGACGAATGCCGCTCACGGCGGATTGCTGCGCGCGCACCAAAGCAGCGCCGCTGCCAGCGCGCCAAAAGCTGGCGAAATTATCAATCGTCACGTTATCAGCGTTTCGAGTTGGACGAGTGTCCGATGTCGGAACATACGATGACACAAAACCCGGCTCAGCCTGTGCGCCCCACAGATAAAGTCCAGACGATCCATCACCAATATATGAGAACGCGCCAGCGTCATTTAACAAAATTATATTTACAGGGATGCTTGCTGTTGAAGCGGCCACCGCAGAAATAGAAATTCTATAATACCCATTGCCAGCGTTTACAATTTTTGCATCGCCAGAAATTGCATCAAGAACAGAACCAGCGCTAATGTCAAAATCTGCACCAGCGGGAAAAACAGCAAAATTGTTAGCTGAAAATCTAATTTTTGATCTTTCGCCAGCTTTGACATAAACAGAAATTGAAAATCTTTCACCAGAAACAAAACTTACATTTTGGGAAAGCCGATGCACAGTGTTTGACACATCAAGGCTTTCGACAAACTTGTCAGCAGTTGCGTCATTGCTCGGAGAGGTTTCAACATCAGCGGAAACGCTGCAATTGGTTTTGCTCCATGCAACAATGTCAAATTCCTGAGAGCGAAAGAACAGGTTTTGAAGGCTGCCTTCAACCAAAAGCCCGCGCGGTGAAAAGGAAACTGGATCATAATCAATGCGCGGCGTATCAGCCGCAACGATCTCGATAAATCCAGACGAATTGACCCGCGTAGCCGTTGCACCCGCACGCGCAACAGAAATGCCACCGTCCTGCCCCAAGAAATTAAGGCTCTGTGACGGGTTAGTAGCAGATGAAAAAACACCGTTTATCATTTCAGCCTCATGTGTCCGTCACGATGGTTTTAACCGTTCCATCGCTAAACCTGATTTTAAGATCACCGTCTGCGGCGTCTACGTAAATTGCTGCATAACCAGCGATAACAGACGGAGCTCCTGTTCCATCAACAATTCGCAGAATAGTTGAGAACGTAGCCGCAAACTGATTGGTTGAGCTTCCAATCACTCCTACACCGGCAGAACCAGCTTCAAGACCATTTGGACTGACAAATGCAACGCCTGCACCGTTGCAGGCAAAGCCGATTTGATCAGCAGCCGTCCTGTAAAGGCCGGTGTTTGTGTCAGCTTCAGAGGAAAAAACAAGGCCGGGTGCTGCCGCTGTTCCATCAGGAACAATGGTTTTACCATAAGCGCTGGCAGCCCCATCTCGATCAATAAAACTGATACGCGCTTTAAGATTGGTCCAAGAGCCAGAGCCGCTGGTGCTTTGCCGCAGACCAAGGCCAGCAGCCAAGCCGCGCAGCAACAGATCAACGCGCAAGCCTTCCGCTGCCTCGTTTGCATCAACAGCAACAAGTTCAACGGAAGTGGTAATGTTTCCTGCGGCGCCCGGACCCGGAGCGATGCCTGTGATTGTATGATTGAATTCATCCCCACCAGTGCCGCTGACACCAGTCGTTGACCCGCCCGTGATTTTGACGATCCCATTGTCAATATAACAATCGGCAATCACGTAACCGCGCGCACCATAAAGATGGATCGCCATGTTGTCAGTGCCATCAACGGTTGCACCGTTGTAAAAGTGGCAGGCGGACACTTGAGTATTGCCGCCAGTCCCGCGCAGAGGTTCAAGGCAATAAAAGCCTGTGCACGAAACCATTATAACGTCTGCACAATCAATCCAAAAGCCGTATGCTGTGCGGTTGGCGATAGTATCGAAACCGCTCTCGCCCCAGAACCATTGGTTCACAATGCAAGATGATATGTGTAAATCCCCGTTTTTTTGCTCTGCTTTAATGTGGTAGGTCTTGGCGTGAGTAACATGCACACGATCCAAAAAACCTTGGAACGTGTTTTTTAACAAAACGCCAGCGCAGAGATGCTTGCAGTCAATATAGACATGACGAAGCCCGCAGCTTTTTAGATCATCGGAAACCGGAGTGGTCATGGTCAGAATTGGATCAGTTGCAGACCATCCAGAGCCAATCGCAACCAAGCCGCCAGCCTCAAGCGAAACAAAGTCGGCATCATTCATGTTCAACGCGCTGGAAATTCCGTAATTCCCATCAGAAAGGCTGACAACAACGGGAAATTCTGAATTTGCAACAGCAGAAGCTACATCGATGGCTTCTTGAATGGCTGCGGTGTCGTCCGTGATGCCATCGCCAACAGCCCCAAAAGCGCGAACGTTGAATCCGTTTGACGATGCTTGAACATATAGTTTGACGCCGCCAGCGGTCGTGACATGCTGATCTGTCGCCCCGGATGCAGCGACCTCATAGGCAAAGCTCTCGGCCAGCGTGCTCAAAATATCTCCGGCCGAAACTTGAATGGTTCCTGGAACACCGGCAGCATATGTGTAGTCTACATCAGCGAGAAGCGTTGCAACATCTTTGACGGCGAAATCAGAAGTCGCAAAAGTCACTGGCGCAAACGGGATCACGCCAAAGCCAGCCGGGCTGTATGTGACCAGTTCGTTCTGCTTGTTCCGCACCGTCACCGAAAAACGATCAGCCGCATAGATTAGCGCGGGCGCGCCGTTGCGCGAAGGATAGCCGTTGATCGTGCGGATTGGCTGCGCGGCAGGCTGCGTCAGCATGTTGTCCCAATATACTTGGATCGGGTTTGTTTCGGGGTTTAGGTTCAGTTCCCCGAAATACAGATACCCATTATCAAGCGGCGAACCGTCTTTGTCGGTGAAGATTGGATAGGGCGGGGCGAGTTGTGTCAGGCTCATCTTCTAATTCCCACTCGATATTTTGGTTGCGGGCGTCATTGCAGTTGCTCGGTTGTCGCAGTATATGCCGCTGCTGCGGCTGGGGTCGTCAGTGCTCTAGCAATAACGCGAGCCTGCGTTTGATTCAAAGCCTCGCCATCCATGGCGCGCCTAACAAGGCGCAGCGCCTCTTGCGCTTGACGGCCACGCAAGCCGACCAGAACACTCGCGATCTCGTCATAGATGCCCATCTGTCGAAGCGCACGGGCCTCCGACGTAGTACCTGTCACGACTTGGGCAATGCGCTTCGATGCGTCAAGCGGACGACCAGATAGCAACGTGCTAAGTGCGCCAGGGGCCGTTATATCTTCAACAGCCCCAGCTATCGCCTGACGTCGCTGCGTCGCGCTATTCCTGGCAATCGCTGCGCGAAGTTCAAGCGAAACGATATTTTCGTCCAGTTCGTTGTATAAGCGAGCCGCATCATCTCGACCTAGCAGCAATTCCATCTTATCACGCATGGCCCTGCTGCGAAGCGTGTTGGCCAATTTCTGAAATTCTCGGATATCAGTGTTTGGATCTGACGCTACGGCATTGACATTGGCCATCGTGTCATCAATTGCGCTTCTGAGCCCTGATCTCGCCGCGGCCCTTTCAGAGGCTGAAGCGCCGCGCAACCTATAGGCAATATCTTCGCGGGTTGTTCCGCTCCTTAGTATATCCGAGCCAAGTTCTACGGCTTGCGACCGCCGTATAGCATCCGCCGCGGTGTTCAATGCCACAGCATATTCCGGCACTTCGTCACGCAGGGTGCCGCGTATCCGTCTAGCCAGATTAGCATATGCCCTACCGAGAGCAGTTTGACCGCCAAGCCTTCCTGTTGCATTCTCTTTTTCCGCAACATCGTTCAAGCTGCGAACAATATAATCCCATTGCTCGACATCTGGCAGCCGCTCGAACGACACAGTGCCATCGTCGGCTATATTCATGGATATCTGTCTGCTCTGCCTCCCCTCGACCTCCATCAGTCTATTGGCCTCGTTTATTGCTGATCTAGGGACGCGATCAATCAGGCTCTCTAAGAAAAGCCCGCGCCGTCCAGAGTAATTGATCGGCTGCGCATACGCCCGTCGATATTCCCGACTACGCTGCGCTGAAGTCCCTTCGCGAATTTCCCTCCTGGCGGTTTCTACCCCTGTTGGAGGTCCAAGCATATCATCCAGGACGCGGACCATGCGCTCGCCGGACTGTTCTGCGCGCTGTGTCACGGCTTGTCCGGCGATCCTGGGGGCCGCACCGCCAGATGTGATCGAAACATCCAAGAGGTTCTGCGCTGAAGGTCCAGCATCGGCAAGCATGGAGTTTGATCCCGCACGCTGCAATGCCACAGTGGCTGCGGCGATGTCATCGTTTTCCAGCGCCGTCCTGACGACTTTGGCCGCATCGTTACTAATGCCAAGCGCCCTGGCGATTTGAGGGACGGATCTTCCTCTAATGTTCCTCCAACCAGCCTCAACTGCGGCGGAAACGCCAGGAAAAACGCCGCCGACAAGGCCACCAGCGGCGCCGCCGATAGCGCCGCCGGTTGCAGCCTCGTCAATTCGACCTTCGCCTTGGCCACGACCATAGCCAGAAATAGCGCCTTCTATCGCCCCGGCAGGAACGCCAACGGCGGCACCGCGTACCATTCGACCGCCAACAGATGTCGGCGCGCCAACAAATCTGCCAACAGCGGCGGGCGTCGCCCCAGCCAAAAGCGGAACGGACGCCAAAGCGCCACCAACCTGGAGAGCGCCAGCTTGCAATGGCCTGCGTTGTTCAACGGCTTCAACCGCTCTGCGCACGCCAGCAGCGGCCTCTGGCCCCTTAATTTCTCCTATTAGTTCATCAATATAGGAACCAACAAACGGAACACCCTGCAATGCCGTCGCGGCTCGCGCTGCGACCGGGTATTCTTCAATGATTTGTTCTTGTATCTGGCCGCGCTGTGTCTCGCTCGGCGTTACGCCTTGCAATATCCCTTCAATAACCTGCGGATCTTTAGTCACATATCCAGGCGATACAAACACGCGCTCCTGCGTGCTCGGATCTTCCATGACTTGTCCGTCGCGGTATTTACTGATCGTCTTATATCCAGCTTCAATATATTGCTGGACGGCGCTAGACGGCTGCTCTTGCGTCTTTTTATCGGACATACCGGCAAGCATCTCTTGAAGAGCAGCATATGCCTGTTCTGGAGTATCGGCTGTGACCTGATACACCGCGCCATTCGGCGTCTCTAGTCGAAAATCAGCCATCAGTTGATCTGCCTAATTTTTACGCCGTTAATAGTAACGGTGTCCGATCCTGATGGCGGAGAAGACCCATCTTCAGACCGAAACTGGCCTTTAAGAGCTTTGGCACGCTCTATCCCGGCTGCAATAACTTCGGAAAATTCTTTCAATGCCTGCTTGTACGCATTCAGGTCTTGCGTCCTCTGCAATCTTGCTATGGCGGCTTGCGCCTTTTCGCCTTCCCTCTCAGTTATCTGCCCGCCACCCTTCAGGTTTTGGAACGCCTGAAGAAATGCAGCCCCTCCCAACTGATCCATTTTCGCCATAAGGTTATATTGGGACTGCGTCCTTGCGGGAAGCCTGCCCCAGACCATGCCGGTTACTTCGCCAAGCGACTTATCTCCAAGAATGTCCTCGATCAAATCCAAATTTCTTTGGGCAGCGTCAATATCTGCATCCAAATTGGATAGCTGCTGCGCCGCCTTCGTTGCAGCAGTAGCCCCTTGAACAAATTTGAACCCACCGCCCGGAGTTTGCTCTATGGTCATGCCGGTTGGCGGATTAATTGGGTAGAACCGCCCGGTCTCTGTATCAACCTGTCCGGCACTGGCACCGTACCGCGCCGCTTCTTCAGGCGTAGCCGGGCGGAATTGTTCGCCAAGGATGCCGGTCAGTACAAAACGACGTCCTTCCTTGGAAGCAGGGTCGATCCCGGCTAGCCTTAATTGCTCCAAACGACCCCGTGTTTCAGCGGTCATTTCCTTCTGCTGAGGATAAAACTGCTCAAAGAACGCCTTAAATTCCGGGGCTCCCATGCCATTAGCCAATGTCATGCCAACTGACGCCCTCGCTGCATCTAGTCCACCGGGCTTGTCAAGCATGAGACGAATTGCCTGCGCGCTATCAGCCGCACGGTTATCCCCAGCGTTTCTATAGGCGGCAACGCGCTCGTCGAGCATCTGTTTGCTCAGATCGGTATTGTTTCCGGCAAGTGCACTAAAGAGTTGCTGACCAAACCTTAGTTCGTTCGCAGACCGCTCCGCGCCGAATGTCTTTTGCATCGCGCCGATCTGCTGACCGAATGCCGGGTTTGCTGCCAACGCGCTCATGTAATCGCCAGAGGTTGCGTTGTTCCCAAGGCGCGCGAGGTTCTGCAAAGCGTCCATGCCGCTTTGGCGTTCCTGCGCCACACGTTGGCGCTCCTGACGTTCCTCGCCAAACCGGCGCAGCCTCTCAACGTCGCCATAAGCCCCGCGGAACGCCGCAATCGATTTAGCAAAGGGATCGCCAATATCAATAAAGTAATCTGATGCAGGCATAGCGATCTCCCTCCTAGAACCCAAATACGCCAAGTGATTGGCTGGCAGGAACGCCGCTTCTCAACGCATCATATCCGCCGAATGAATATCCGCCAAAGCCACCCGCCGGTTGTGCAGGAAGTTGGGTTCCGCCAAGGCCGCCAGTTAGACCTCCCAACACACCACTCAAGCCCTGGCCGATGGCTTGTATGCCCTGTGCTCGGGCCGTCCCAGCGGCGGTAATGCCCCCAGCCGTTGCCGATCCCGCACCGACCAAAGCGTTTGCGATCCGCGTGGCTTCGTTCTCGCGCGCCTGACCTATCGCCGACGTTGTTTGCCGACCAATATCCGCCAGTCCGCCCAGGCGGCTATACTGTTGCTGCAAAAGCTGGGACAATACCTGCGGCCTGTACTGCGCCAGTGCGCCCTGGACGTTGCCGCCGCGCACTCCGCCAGTCGCCGCTGCACGTTGTAGAATGCTCTCCTCGCCCTGACGGACCAGTTCCTGAAACTCAGGACCAGCCTGGACGCCTGAGATATATGCTTGTTGCGCCTGCGGGCCAGATAGCCCAGATGCCGCCATCATCTGTTGCAGCGCCGGCTCACCGACATCAGCATATGGCTGGAGCAGAGCAGCAATGTCCGCATAAGCGCCGCGCGCCTCTTCAGCGGCCTGCCGATAAGCCGCGGCTTGCGTTTGAGATGCACTTTTGGCGGCTTTCGCTTGCTTGTTGCTGGAAATAAGTGAAGTTCCAGCGCCGATAACCGCGCTTCCTCCAACAACGGCTGTGATTGGATCAGGCATTGCAAAACTCCGATATATATTCGTTCAAATCTTCGCCATATAGGCTCAAAACGGTCGGCGCTATGGTCTGCGCCACGTCTCTGCCGTGGCAAAGCTGAACGACAAACGCGATCAAATCATAATAGCCCGCACGCCACATATATGTCTTGGCGTCCGCATTTCCTGCTCGCTCTATCGCGTCAGATGCCTGCCATTTCAGGATCTGAGTGGCCAGAACTGGTATCAATAAAGCGGATCTCGATGCGAAAAACGGATTTGCCGGCATCTCAACCAATGTCGCCCAGATGACCCGATCAAGATCGTCCCGGTCGATCCTGTCGCCATCGGCGACGTCGTCGAAAAGCTGGATGCACGCCCATATGTCCAACAGCCATTGCGCTGCTTCCTGCGGCAGCGATAGCGTCGTCAAAAAATGATCTTTTAATGCCGAGGCGTGCAAGTGCTGCCCTCTTTTAAGATCGGGCTGCTGGCTGCCTACATTCTCAGCCCCAGCATTATGCCTAATTTCTTCCGGTCTGTCCACTATACTGTCTCCCGCCCGGATGCCCGTATGGTGAGAGTTGCGGCAGCGCTCGCAATCGTCGAGATGTAGTCGCCAACCTTGAGGACGTGGCCCACAAGTTCTGGGCAGGTGTAGCTTTCGCCAACGTCGAGGCTTCGGGCGTTGACTATCAAATTGGCTGCCGACACCGCGCCCAGATTTGTCACCACATTGATTGAGATCGTAGCCGTAGCCGCGCCCGTATTCGTGACCGTCATTTTGTCTATGACAGCGTCAACATCGGTCGCAGTATATTGGATTGTCTGCGTAGCCTCGGCCTGCTTTGGCTCGATCAAGACCGCCAGGGTTGTCGTCATTGCTGTACCTGCGTCACGTTAAGTGTACATGCCGGCGATGCCGGCGCAAACGCCGTTGCCGCCACGGCTTCGAGCGTTACGTTCACGTCGCTAGACGCCCACATAAGTTCAATGTAGTCGCCGTTTTGCAGTGAGAAGAAATCACTGCGACCCACCGGCATATAGCCATTGTTGATGTCGGTCGTGACGATGAACGATGAATTCGGGTGGTCTGTTCCGTTCTTGCGATACCAAAACCACACATTTTTGGCCGATGCGCTGCTAGATGCAAGCTGGAAGCTGGGAGAAAAATCGTATAGGCCGCTCAATTCCACGACGATCCGCGATGGATATGTCCCATCAATCGATATGCCGCTTGACACAGATGTAGCATCGAATTCAATCGGGTATGCTGTATTGGCTGCGGCTGGCGTCTGGTTGACCGTTACTTCGAACTGGCCGTATCGTTTTTGCTGTTCGACGGTCGGCCTGACAAAAAGCTCTCCCACCGTCGCACTAACCTGCAACACAGCCGCCAGAGGCACCACGTTGTCGGGTGCCGTTGGCTTGACATTTGTGAACGCCCCAGCCGTTGTCGGAGAGGCATATAATACGTCGCCTTGCGCCCACGTCTCGCTGACTGCCGATCCGGTCGTGTCTATCCCGCGAACGTGACCCCAGGTCGTGCAGTATCCGATCTGACCAGTGTCTGGCAGGTCGTGCGTCATCACTCCAAGGATATAGAGCGTTGGCTGAGACCCGTCCGCAAGATACGGCGTCACCAAGAGTTGATTGCCCGGCCCAACCCCGGCAAATCCGACAACGCTGCCGTTCGGGATTGTCACGCCGGTCGTGTTCTGCACGCGCGCGTATGTTTCCAGCCCAACCTGCTGGACCACATCGTAGTCCATGCCGATGTCGAGCGTCTGATCGCTGTCGTTCCACGCCAGACGCCGCGTCTTAGACGCGCCAGATTGCAGTCGCCGGAAGTCGAGATAGTCTAATGTTGACGCGCTCGGCTGATAGGACGTTGCAGCATCGAACGCTGCGCTGGCGGACAATGAATTGGCCTCTACCAGGATCGTTAGCGCCGCAACATCGGATGGCGTCAATTGGCCAGAAACAATGAACAAGCGCTCTAACGCCTTGATTAGTTCAGGATCGCGCCCAGCTATCGACGCGATCTGGTTCCTGGTAGGTGTGATCGGGTCTGCCATTATCGGGCCAGCGCCTCAATTCGCGCCTCTAGCGCAGCAATGGCGATAGGGGCGTCTGACGTGCCTCTGAAGCGCTGCATGCGCCTTGTCCGCATCCACCCTTGCTGAAGCCAAACCAAGCGCTTGTCGCGCGCCCCGGAGCCTCCTGCGCGGATCGGCTTTTCAACGCTCCAGGTTTGTCCGTCCAGGCTGTATTGGGTCCAGATCGTCGGGTCAACACCGAATGCCGTCGCCCCGGTTAGGCCAACTAGTTCCAGTTCGTGAAAGATCGCGCCGGCATTTTGGTTGTAGACAATCGTTGTGCCAAAATCCCAGCCGATAGTATCGCCCCAGTGCGTGTTCACGTTGTTGTGATCCAGGAAGCCAAACTGCGATGTCGATGGATGCCCGACATTCCACCGATCATATGCCCAGACCATGGATTGAGCGTTCCAGATGCCGTCTCCGACCAGGGTGGATGCCAGAGAAAACCAGACGGGTACCGACATAACCCGGCTCGCGGAGCCATCAAAAACAAGCGTATGACGCGCCAGATGGATCACAAGCTGATCGTGGAAAAGGTATATCCGCTCTTCCAAGTATGCGTTGGACAGTTCGGCCTCGGTGTATCCAGACAGGATTTCCTCTATCTCGCGCGATGCGATCTTCTGGGCAGTGCCGTTGACACCAAGCCAGACAGATGGCGCTTCATTGCGACCACCGCCAACGAACGCAATTGCGTCCATAAACTGGCAGCAGGCGTGCGTGCCAACGCATCCCTTTTGTATCTGAGCGCCAGGGACGCGCTGGAACGGAAATCCGGTCGTGCCGACGTTGTCAAACACCTCGATGGTGTTGCGATTAAGCGCGTAAACTTCGTTTCGCAGTTTGACCAGCGCCTCAATGGGATCTGGATCAGCTTCAGCCGACCCATATTTAAGCGGGTTGACTGCAAACGGATCGTCCAATTCCGTTATGACCAGGAACTCTCCATCGGTCGTCATATAGTAGCCATCGACCCAGACGACATCCAGGACTGTCCCCAGGTCCGGGTCCGTCACTCGCGCCAGTGTCGTTCCGTCATATAGATACAGCCGACCGCTAGACGCGATTGCCAGATAATCGAAACCGTAATCGAACGTGACCCTGCCCCCGGAACCAACTTCGCCTATGATCGTGACGATATTGTCTTGGCTGATAGAGACCAGTTTCGTTCCCATGACCCGGTACAGCGTACCGTTCCAGTTGATCCCACCCCGATCCGTTCCTGGGCCTGTCCCCAATTCGACAATCCCGTCGCCTGGGCGCAAATAGCCTTGGCTTATGCCGTTCTGCTTGGGGACCGGCACCAGATTGCGAGGATATGACGTGCGGAAATCTGGAGACCCGTCCGCATAGATACCGTTCAGGATCGGGATCTGCATGGTCTAGCCCACACGATACCAGGAGACATTAACCGCGTCGTAGCGCATTGTGAAAAAATCATTGGCCGCCAATGTCGTCGGGGCGCCTGTGACGGTCGTGCCGCCAGCCGATACCGTCAACGTGGTAACCGCCTGCGTGCAGTTTACGCTGACCTCTGCCCTGTCGCCAGGGGCAGTCGGCAACACAATGGTGCCGGCTGCGAACCCAGCCGTCGGCGTCAATAACAGCCAAGTGTTGCCAGCCGAAACAGTCACAGAGAAGCCTGTAGACGACGGAGACGCATATTGCGTAGTCAATGTGCCTGGGATCGACAGATTGCTCTGCATGTACGTCTGGAGCGTGCTTATGGATGCCTTGCGGGCGTCTCCTGAGTTCTGCACATAAACGGGAAGCTGGTCTCCAGGAGACAGCGTATCGACCGATGACAGTTGATTGATCGTGGCCATGATTTACTCCAGTTCTAGGACGCCATCAGGCCCAGCCTGAAGCGGATCTTGCGGCGGGACAAGGAATGGGTCGTTGTAATAGCGCCAGCCTTTGTTGCCTGCGCCAGACGGGATCGTCCCATCGCCAAGTTGTTGCTCAACGATCTGGGCCGATGTCATCAGAAGCTGCTTGTAGGCCATCGTGGCCGCGGCTTTGGTCTCCGGCGCGATTGCCCGACCGTAACCTGGGCCAAGCCTGATCGCCAAGTTCAGCGCCATAGCCTCGATGGCCATGTCGGTAACGCCGCTTTCTTGATCCAAGTCGCTAGATCCCGGCGATGACGGCAGCGCATAGCCAATACGGATGCCTTTGCCGTTCCAGGTCGCCATCATGTTGTCAAGCCGGCGAAGCGCGCTATCAAGCTGTTGCGGCTGCAAGTCGAAGACGTAGCCGGCTAGGCCGATTTCGTCGAACGCCTGCTCGATTATGTCCCGCTTCGTCCAGCCCATAGTCTATTCCTCGGTTTTTTTGCGACGCGACCGCTTCGGAGCCGGCGCGGGCTCGGGGCCGTTCTTGGCCTCATCGGTCGTCAATGCCCAGCCATCGGCCAGATGTTTTTCGACATCCGCCTCGTTTACGACAACATAGTCGTAAAACCCGCCATGCAGAGCATGATGGCCAGGGTGTTTGTACA